GAGCGTCTGGAAACTTGCTACAAATCTCCGCTGTTATTTTCCTCGCTTCTGTCTGTGGTCGAGCCATTTGATTTTTGTTTTGTGAATCGTTCAATTACTGTTCCTCCAAACAAACCGCCTGTCAGAAGCGCAAGTGTGTCGAACATCGCAATGGGACAAACGTAATATGTAAATGTTGCGATGTAACTCAAAACGATTAGGTTGATTGTAACAAATATAGCAACAATTCGTTTCGAACTTACTTTGGTTGAAGAGGTGACCAATTCGTTCAACCACACCTTCAACTTGTCTTTCATAAAAACTTTAAAAAGAACTGAACGATTAAACCGCCAACGACACCAGCAGCGGTTGCAATACCACCTAAACGGGCAACCTGCAACCGTTGATTTTGAATATATTTATCGTGTTTTTGAACCTTGCTAACGAGGCCTTCAATTTTCATTTCGTCGTCACCAATAAGAACGTGATAGATACGATCTATCTTCTTATTCATTTCTTGTAGTTCTTCGTGTATCAATTGAATCTCGTTTTCAGTGTTCATGGCTTAAAGTATAATGCAATTTCAGCTTCGCGACGACGAACCAAACCTTTTAGAATTACTCCGCCACCTTTGTTCCATAAACGAAAAGAATCGGCTATTGTTGGGTCGTTTGGGTTTACGTTTAACTTTCTCAATACAGAAGACTTCTTGAAGCCACCTGTTCCGATGTTGTAAGCCAAAGAAACACACGCGCTAAATTGGTTTTCGTTGAGCGTTTGCGTTATCAATGCACGAACAGAAACCGCGAATTTGTCAACGACATTTTTTGCTAATTGCTCCGCTCTTGCTTGTGTGATTACGTCGCCTTCTTTAACTTTTGTTCCGTCTTCGTAAAATGTATTTCCGTAGCCTATCGTCCACACGTTAGCCGGGCAGAGATAAGCCTTCAAACGACAGCCTTCAAAACGCTTCAATAGCGCGTAACCGTCTGCGTTAACTTTCATTTTTCAGCTTGTTTATTTGTTTCTCTTTCTTTGCCAAATACTTACGAAACTTTTCTTCGTAAATCTTGTGCATCGTTAAATTTTTCTTGCGTCCCCTTGTTGCCATGTATTTTGTTTTAGTTTATCTCAACCAACCTAAACCTCTGCGTCTGTATTCGTATGGAAGTCTATCACGTCCGTCGCTAATTTCAAAAGCGTTGGAAGGATAGACATTTGTTTGCGACCAAATCTGTTGCGTTGTGTTCGTCGTGTACTCTGGAAAGTCTGATTGATTGAAACACAAATAATCGACCATTCTTTGAGTGTAGAACATAGCCTGTGAACGTGCTTGATCGCGGTAGTTTTGCAAGTCTGTTTGTGATATTGGTGTAGTGTCTTCGCTTGTGCGAATAACCAAACTTCCGTTGTCGGTCTTAACGTACAAATGAGGCAAGACTTCGTACATCGTCCACCACATTACCATTCGACGCAAGTAATTATCAAGAAGGGTTGCGTATGCGCCCGTAATATCGTCGTTTACAACGTCTTCTTTAATCTTATTGTAAAGGTCAGTCCCCAAATACAATTGTGCGTACTTGTCTTGTGAAAGATAAATTGCGGGGTACATCAAAAGCGGGTCAACGCTTCCGTTAATCCAAGTATATTTCTTTATGTAATTTTCGTCAATGAGTAGAACTTCGGGTTGTAGTGCCATTATGTTTTTTTATTAAGGGTATTTTAAAGAACCTCTATCTGGTCTGTTGATTGGTGCTGTTCCTTCGATTCCTTTTTGTGGAACATACGGGTTGTTACCAACACGCTTTTCGTTATTTAATCCGTCGTTTGGAAGTATGCGTCCTTTTGAATCGCGTTTACGAATGTAAATTAAACGCTTCCAAAAATGATGACAGAAGCACCCCCCGACGAAGCGGAAGAGCGAATAAGTTTGAGACCCCGAAGGAGCAAAATTTCCATTCACTCCTTCCTTGCTCATTGCTTCAATATCTTCATAACGAAAGATTGCGCCTAACTGCGACATTTGAACCATTTCTTTGCAGAACTCACGACTATTTTCGCTTATGTTTTGTGAATAGGCATAGCGTAATTTATAAAGTCCTTTATCTCCCCACTTAGATTCTTTCTCGCCTTGAGCGTCGCTCATTGTCGGCATCTTGTTACGCTTTGCAAAGAACTCGCTTGTGTAGTTCATTTCGTTATCTGGGTCGGTAACGTCTTCTTCACTTACCAACTGCCATTCGTCTAAATCGATATATTCCGCTTTTTCTTTTAGAACATCAATCCACTCTTTACCTTGTTCGTCGCTGAAATCATTTTCAGCATCCGCAACTACTTTTTTTTTTAATTCAACACCTTGCGTTGTTGGTTCAACTACAACTTCGTCGAATGGAGAATTCATTTCGATATTTATCTCTCCTAAAATCGGAGTGAAAACACGTTCAATGATTCTTTGGTAAGGCTTGATTACTTGGTTGTTAAATATCTCCAAACCTACCAACATTTCGTCTTTGTTACTTCCGAATCCTGTCGTATCTCTAATTCCGTGAATCAATGGTGACACAACGCGGTGTCCTACCATGATTTGCTTCGCTGTTTCTTCTGATAAAAATTGATATTGCTTGTCAGCATCCGACAAAGGGAAGTCTTGAATCTGTGGTGCGCGTGTTGGGTCTTCGTTGAAAGTCATTAAGAACTTACCCGCGTTAGCCGCACCGCTCAAACGTGTTTCCCACTCACGACGAATAGCCTCACGCTCTTCTTTCTGCGGTATTCCGTTTAAGAAGTTTATAATGAACGAAGGGAAAAGACCGTTTAATATATTGTTGACGTGATAAAGTCCCATTTGATAAGACAATTCAACGTAATTCAACGCTCCGAAGTAGTCGGGTTTAGGATAGTAAACACTTCCTGCCGACATTCCGTGAGCGTAAATAACTTGTCTTGGTTGCTCTTGTGCAATTGAAGGGTTGAACGCAGGGATGAACTCTGGCTTTCCTCTTTTGCTTCTTGTGTTTGCCCAATCTTTCGAGTAAAAAATTCCTGTAATATCATCTTCTTCACGATCGTACGCAAGGCGACAGTTCTCAAAAGGCAAGTGATTGATTTGTACAACGCGTGTAAAGTCCATTGACCAAATAACTTCAGCAACAAATGCGCCTTGTAACTTTAAGTCGAACGCAATTCCTTGCAACGCATTGTCGAGAATCGTTCCTGTTCCTTTCCCCTCAATCATATACGCAATTGAGTTTGTCAATGCGTTGTGAATTGGTGAGTTTTGATAAAGGTTTATTAAGTGTTGAGGGAACAAGTTGTTTTGTCCGTAGTCAATCCAACCGCTTCTGTTTTCTTTTTCAACCGCTTCAACAGGTTGATAAGCCGATAAGTTAATTGCTTGAATGTTGCTCATATTATGCACCTGTATAAATTACATCGACCGGTATAGTCGGTGTTGAAACGTCGAAATAAATTGTTCCGTCTTGAAGTATCATTAAACCCTTTTCAACCAATCCGACAACGGAAGCGTCGGTTGGGTCTGTATTCGTTGCGCTGTTTTGTCCGTAAACTTCGTAGTGATAGCGACCTGCATCGGTCAAACCAACTGTGGTAAGTCTTATTTTGGTTACGCGTTCGTTCTCGTTGATAACGGTTACTACTTGCGCGAGTTGTTCACCTGTCATTTCGTAAGTCATTACGAGAAGATAGTGTGTAAAGGCAACGTTGAAATACTGGCGACCTTCATCGAGTGAAAGCCACGCGTATTGATTCGCTGTATTTGTGTTTAGGTATACCATTCCCCTTTTCCTTTACGTTAAAATTACAGCACAGAGGAGCGCGTTGCCCCTCTATGTGTAAAAGTTTTTTGATTAGTCAAGAAGTGTTGAAGGCGCACCATCCAACAAGTAAGCACGTTTTGCAGCCTCATGAGTGAAGGCAAGAGTGAAACCGTTCATGTCACCCAAAACCGTTCCTGTTGCTGCAGTTGAAGTAGAAAGGTCTGCACCATTTTCATATCCAACAGCCCACCAATTTGAGTTAGTGTCTTGAACGAATACAATCACGCGAGCAGTTGCAACACCTTGCAATTCTAAACGCTTTGCTGCGCTCAATTTGTGCAACATTACATTTACTGTCTGCGTATAAAATACTGTTCCGTTGTCGCGATTGAAATTAATTGTTTCTTCAAATGATCCTGTTTGTGTAGGTAGTTCGTAAGTGAATAAGTCACCACTTGCAGCACCATTGATTAACGTAACAACTTCGTTAGCATCAAAAGAAAACGAAGTAACGTTTGCTTTATCTACTAAAACGATTTGTTTAATGCCGCCAATCGCATCTTTACACTCAAGACCGAATCCCGTCGTTAACTCGCAATTTGCCATATTTGTATGTTTTTAATTAGCACAAAAGAGGGGTGGTTTTTATGCCACCACCTCTTGTGCAAGGGTTAGAATGGTTGAGATTATGCTGGTTGGTAAAATGCGATTTCGTCACCGAATCCGTATTGTACACCTGCGAAGAAAGACGCTGCAAAACGTACGTTGTCAGAAAGGTCGTATTGGTACATATCCAAAACTGCTACGTTGTTCCATTGGTCTTTCAAGTTTGTTCCGAACCAAAGGTTTGATTTTTGGAACATTGCCATTGTGTCGTCTGACATACCAGGACATTCAACGATGTCGTATTGTCCCTGCCAAGTCATCTTAACAGTTTCACCTTGATAAAGGTAAGAACCACCACCAAGACCTAAGATAGCAGTTCTAAACGCTTCAGCAACGTTTGAAGATACCGCGATTACAGGCTTCTCAGTAGCACGACGAACGCGTGTTGGAAGTGTCAATACAAGACGAGCCATCTCTTCGATTACGTTAGTAGAATCGATTGCAACAGGTGAAGAAACGTCAAGAACAGCAGAGTCAGCCAAGAACAAAGTTTCGAAACCTGCGTACTCACCTGCAGTTGCGTTAACACCTTGCCACATTACGCGCTCGTTGTTTGCAGCAACACCAGCCATTACGTTAGCAATTAAAGCGTCAGTCAATGAAGCGTGAAGGAATCCGTCTTGTTCTGCTTTAGCCTCAAAATCCGCTAAAAAATCTTTTTTACAAAGTTGTCTGTGAACTTGGAATTTTTCAAGAACCAAGATACGCTCGGTAAGTGTAACTGTTCCTGTTGGTGTAAAGTCACAAGTCGCGTTTGCGAAAGTAACATTGTCAACTAATTTACGAACAACTTGTTTGTACTCGATGTTCTCTTTGAAAGTAACTGCGTTTAAAGACTCGTTACTTAAGAACGCAGCGCGAATATATCCTGCTGCTTCTTTACCAGCATAAGTGGTAGTTAATGAAGTGGTAGTAGCCATTTTTTATTTGTGTTTTTTTTTATTTTTTAAGATTGAATAAATAACGCTCCTCAGCCGACATTTTAGCGTATGGCTTTGAAGGTGTTTGTTTTGCCTGTTTTACTTCTTTAATAGAAGACGCAGCAGGCTGTGCGCTTAATTTTGTTACTTCGCTCGAAAGGTTTTCGTTTGCTTTCTTGATGTCAGCAAGTTCGCTTTCTAACTTAGCAACCAACGACAAAAGTCCTTCAACTTCTACGCTTAGTGATTCTTCAGTAACAACTTCAGAAGATTGTTCTTCTTCTTCAATTGTAACTTCAACCGATGGTGCTTCTTCTTCCATTGGTTTGATTTCTTCAACAAGACCACCGCTAACAACAACGA